ACATTTATTGGGACAGTACGATAAGAAATTCTAATACTACTAACCCAGCAAGAACTGATGCGTCTTCAACTTTTATTTATAATGCAACTGATATTTTAACAGCTGCATATCGAACTAATTCTGGAGCAACAGGTCAAAGCGATATTACCTTAACTAAAATTGATCGTTCAACTTATGCAGCTTTAGCGAATAAAAAAACTCAAGGCGTTCCTAGTCAATTTTGGATAGAAAGATTTATCGATAAAACAAGACTCACTTTATATATTGAACCAGGTTCTTCGCAGGCGAGTAATTATATTAATATTTATTATGTAAAAAGAATTCAAGACGCAGGTATTACTCATCCTAATCCTCAGGCTAAAGATGGGGCTTATACTTTTGCAACTGATGTTCCTTATAGATTTTTCCCTTGTATGATTTCTGGGCTAGCTTTTTATTTAAGTCAAAAATTAAATCCAGCTAAAACCCAAGAATTAAAACTTTATTATGAAGATGAATTAGCAAGAGCATTAGCAGAAGATGGTTCTGCATCTAGTACTTTTGTTACTCCTCAAACTTATTACCCAGCGGTGTCATAATGACGGCACGATTTTCGCAAGGGAAATATTCGTTAGCCATTTCAGATCGAGATGGGCAAGCTTATCCTTATACTGAAATGGTCAGAGAATGGACAGGTATGTGGGTCCATATTTCTGAATACGAACCTAAATCTCCTCAGTTAGAAATTAAAGTCACAGGAGGAGATCCTCAAGCTTTACTTCATGCTCGAACAGCAAGAACAGAATTTGCGACGACAACTTTATTACCTTGGAATCCATTTCAAACTCAAACTGCGGGGACCAATGTGATTCGTGTAAATGAACCTGGTCATAAGAGAACAATGGGAGATACCTATCGTTTTTATGGAGCTACAATGTATGCACCAGGAAGTGGGACAACAACTAATCCTGTTGCTCAATATGCAGACCCTCCTAATTTTGATGGCATCCAAGGATCTAATATTGCTAAAGCAGCTGGGTATGTGATTTCTCAATATGGCACTACTCTTATTCAGACTTCAAATTTTTATCAGTTTACAGTTGATTCGAATACTGCTACAACTGGATTTCAACAAGGAGGAGGCGGCATGGTTAGTATTGGCCCTGTTACCTTACAAGCATAATGGCACAATTTACATACGCAACTTTAACAACAGCAATTTTAAATTTTACTGAAACTGATACGTCAGTTTTATCTTCTACGATTACTGATCAATTAATTGGTAATGCCGAAGAAAGAATTTTTAGAGATGTTAATATTGATGCGTATCGTTTTTATTTTCAAGCAACCGCTAATGATGGTCAAGCAACCTATAATGCCCCATCAGGTACTTTGGTGATTCGAGCCATTAAAATGACTAATTCAGGTGATATGTGGTATTTGGAAAAAGTAGACCAAACTATGTTGGATGAATATACTCAAGATACATCTAATAATAAGGGAAAACCTTTGTATTGGGCTAATTATGATGGAGGAGATGGTTCGGGTTCAGGATATTTTAAAATTGCTCCTGCTCCAGATGCAGCTTATACGATTGAAGCTGAATATTTAAAAATGCCCGATGGTTTAAGTTCTGGGAATACCACTACCTATATTAGCCAAAGATTTGGAAATGGCCTATTATATGCTAGCCTTGTAGAGGCTTATGGATTTTTAAAAGGTCCAATGGATATGTTGACATATTACGAGCAACGATATAAACAGGAAGTAGATAAATTCGGTCTTGAACAAATTGGAAGACGGAGAAGAGGAGATTACACAAGCGGTACAATTCGTATTCCTCTTAATACCCCTTCCACAACGGATTCGGGTTTAGTAAAATAGGAAAATTATGGCAATAACAACAAGTGCAGTTTGTAATTCATTTAAAACACAGATCTTAGAAGGTGAACACGACTTTGGGGTTAGTACAGATGTTTTTAAAATTGCAATGTACCTTAGTACAGCGACTATTGGTAAATCAACAACAGATTATTTAACAGCTGGAGAAACTTCTGGAACTAATTATACGGCTGGTGGAAAAAAATTAGCAGTAGCAAGTCAATTGGTTACATTAGAATCTGATACAGCCTGTGTTGATTTTGCTAATGTTTCATGGCAAACAGCAACTATCACTGCAAGAGGAGCTTTAATTTATAATACTTCTTCTTCAGATAAAGCGGTATGTGTTTTAGATTTTGGTGGAGATAAAACTTCAACAGCCGGAACGTTTACAATTCAATTTCCTGCTGCTACAGATACACAAGCTATATTGAGAATAGCCTAAGGAGGTAAGCTCCGATGGCTGTTAATAGTTGGAACCAATCGGGCACAACCTGGGGCCAAAATGCCTGGGGTCAACAAGCCGATGTTAATCTCGAACTAACAGGAATTTCATTAACTTCTTCTTTAGGAGAAGTCACAGCATATCATAATTCAGGATGGGGTCGTCTCAGTTGGGGTGACTATGGATGGGGTGTTGATTATCTCAACGCTGCAGTTGACGTCACAGGTCTAGGACTAACTTCCTCTTTAGGAGATGAAACAGCCGAAGGAACAATTGAAAAAGGTTGGGGCAGAGGATCCTGGGGTAATAGAGCTTGGGGTGATGCATATTCAGTTCTTCCAACAGGACAATCACTTACTGCTTCGGTAGGAGATGTAGGTATCGTTGCTGATTCAATTCATGAATTAGTAACGGGTGTAGCAATGACAGCTTCTGTCGGAGCTATAGCAGGAACTTTTGCCATTACACCATTAGGATTAAGTATAACTTCAGCTGTAGGAACGGCAAGCGTTTCTCATGGTCATGTTATTCCAGTTACTGGTCAAGCCATGACGCTTACAGTTGGTGCGGCCGCTGTAAAAGGAGGAACGATTGCTAAACCGGATGCTGCAGGATTAACAGCATCTTTAGGTGATGAAACGGCTTATACTGATATCACAATTTATCCTACAGGTTTTGGGTTAACTTCTTCTTTAGGAACTATTCGTCAGGAATCTGGTTATCCAGTTGCAGGTTTAGGGTTGACATCATCGCTGGGTAGTGTAATTATCGATGGGAAAGCCGTTGTTAAACCTACTGGTTTAGGAATGACAATTGGAACTGGAGGAACAGCATTTGCATGGTCTCCGGTTGACAAGGGATCAACGGTGTCTTATAGTGAAGTATCTAAAGGCACTACAGTAACGTGGTCCGTAGTAGATAAAACAGCAGCTTAGGAGATTTTAAAATATGCCATCTACATATACAGCCTTAGGAATTCAAAAAATGGCTACCGGTGAAAAAGCCGGTACATGGGGTACATTAACTAATACTAACTGGGATATTATTGAACAGATTTCAGGTGGTTATACTACACAAGCTATTCCAGATAATAGTACAACAGCTTTAGTTAAAACAGAAGGCGCAACAGGCGCTACTCTTGCAACAAGAGTTTGGAAATTAACAGGAACCCTTTCAGCAGGAAATGGAATTTTAACAGTTCCAGATTCTACACCTAACTGGTGGTTGATTAATAATGCTGAAGCAGGTGGAACTTATAGTGTAACTGTTAAAACAGTTTCAGGTACAGGAATTACATGGGCTGCAGGCGTTACAGGAACAAAATTACTTTACAGTGATGGAACAAATGTTTTAGATGCAAGTGCTGATTTTGGATCAGTAGCAGGATCTACAACACAAGTTCAATATAATAATGCAGGAGCTTTCGGGGGAGATGCAAATCTAACTTGGGTTGCTGCAGATGGTCTAAATATTGGATCACAGAAAGAATTAAGACTACAAGACACTACAGGAGGAGAGTACGTTGGAATGAAAGCACCAACTGCCGTGTCACCAAGCTATACTATTACTTGGCCGGCAGCTAAAGCTACTTCTAATGATCAAATTTTAACATCAACGACAGCGGGTGTTTTATCATGGGTGGACAACTCAGGTGGAACATCATGGCAAGCAGTTATTACAGCGGATCCTGGTCCTGCAACAGCAGGAAATGGATATTTCTGTGATACTTCGTCAGCAGCATTTACCTTGACATTGCCATTATCTCCAAGTTTAGGAGATGAAGTAACCTGTGTTGATTATGCTGGAACTTTTGATACTAACAATCTAACTGTCGGTCGTAATTCAGAAAAAATTCAAGGAACAGCAGCGGACTTAACAGTCTCGATTGAAAATGCTGGTCTTACTCTTGTCTATTCAGGATCTACATACGGTTGGCTATTGAAGGATAAATAATCCTCATGGCAACTTATAAAGAAATTCAAGGATATAACGTCGAAAAATTATCAAGCGATCCAACTGCTGCTGAAGCTGTTGGACAGCTTTGGTATAATGCTTCAGAAGGAGCTTTTAAATACGCAACGCAAGGCACAGGAGCCTGGTCTGCTGGTGGAGATTTAAATACTGGAAGAGACTGGATGGCAGGATTAGGAACTCAAACGGCCGCAATCTCTTGCGGAGGAGAACCACCCGTAAGTGCTGGAGCCGGAATAGCCGTTGAACAATATAATGGGTCATCTTGGGTAACTAAAACAAGTTTAACTACCTATCGATATGGAATGGGAGGAGCAGGAACTTCTACTTCTTGTATAGTTTTTGGAGGAAGTCCTCCGTTAACTGGAAAAACAGAAGAATTTAATGGAAGTACCTGGACCGAAAAATCGGATCTTCAAGCAGGAAAATTAGCAACATCAGGATCATCGGCAGGATCCGTAACCGCAGCTTTATGTTTTGGAGGATCTCCAATTCCTAATAATACAGATAGTGAGACCTGGAATGGCACGAGTTGGGTTGAAGGTAGTAATGTAAATAATGGACGAGATGCGGGAGGTGGATGTGGTACATCAACAGCCGCTCAATATAATGGCGGTGGAGGTACTTGGCCTTCAACTTCAGTTTATGATTACACGGAACAATATAATGGTGTTACTTGGAGTAACGTGAATACTTTAAATACAGCTCGAGATGGTCTTGGATATGAATCTGTAGGAACCCAAACTAGTTCTATGGTTGCTGGCGGGGCTACTCCTTCAAATACGGATGCTGTTGAAATGTGGAATGGAACCAGTTGGTCTACATCCACCGTTTTACCAGCCGTGAGATCCCAAACAGGAAATGCAGGGTCAGTCAATACTTCAGCTTTAGTATTCGGAGGATCAGGACCCGGAGGAGCCAATCATGTGGAAACGTTTGAATGGTCGGATCCTGTTTATACCGTCAAAACGGTGACATTGAGTTAATTATGGAATATACATATTGTACAGCAACAAGTACTGGAAAAGACTTTTTTACAGCTCAAGATAGCAAGGAATTTTATCTTGCTCCCCATCCTGGTAATGTTTGGGTTTTAGAGAATAATACTAGAGGAGTATCTTGGGTAAATCGAGTGGATGGTATTCGAAAAACAAAAGAAGAAGCACAAGCGATTGTAGATGGAGCAATTGAAACAGCGCAAACTACATGGGATAATTTGCCTGCGGAGGAAAAACATCCTATAATAACTGGAAAAATAAGACCGGTAAAATATATTTTAAAATAAGGAGAAAACTATGGCAAATAACACATATTGTACAGCAACTAATACAGGGAAGGGATTCTTTACGCATGAAGATCGTAATAATTTCTATCTGTCTGGTCATGCTGGCGATGTTTGGGTTGTAGGTAATAATGCTGCAGGTCTAGGCTGGATCGACAGAGTAAGTGGAACTGCTAAAACAAAAGCAGAAGCACAAGCGATTGTTGATGGCAAAATTGATGAAGCTATCGTAGCGTACGATGCTTTATCGGAAGCAGAAAAAGCTACACACTCAAAACCTGTAAAATATACATTACCGTAGGACCTAACTATGGCAAAATATTTATATTGTACTGCAGTGAACACTGGCAAAGGATTTATAACTTATCAAGATCGTAATGATTGTGATATAATAGGTCATGAAGGTCAATTAGAGAATGGTGGAATTTGGGCTGTGAGTAATACAAAATTTGGCGAAGCGTGGATTAAACGCGTAAACGGAATTGAAAAAACAAAAGCAGAAGCACAAGCGATTGTGGATGCTGCTGTGGAAGCAACACAAGTAGGATGGGACGCTGTTCCTCTAGAACAGAAACAAAATGGTGATGGAGAATTACATCTTCTGAGACCTTATAAATATGATTTACCGTAGGAAAAATAAATGGCTAATTACAAAGGCATAAAAGGTTTTAAAATTAGAAGTGTATCTTCCGATCCAACAGCTAACTTAGGACAGGTATGGTATAATACCACTTCGACTACCATCAAATATGATGGCGTCGGAAGTGGCGCATGGTCTACTTCGACCTCTGCTCCAGCGGCTCGACAACGATCAATGGGTTTTGGAACTACAACCGCAGCTTTATATACAGCTGGACAACTTGCATCAGGAATCCCTGATGGGACCAGTCAGGTTTCAAGTTTTGCTTGGAATGGTGCTTCTTGGACTGATACCACGCATGATATTGGTACGGCACGAAGAGGTGGTGTAGGATTTGGAACTCAAACAGACGGAATGATATGCGGAGGAATTGGTCCTCCACCATCAACCTCTTTTGTAGAAATATATAATGGTTCAAGTTGGACCGAAACAACAGAGATGACTACCCCTAGAAGTGGTTTTTGTGGAGGTGGTACAACGACGGCTGGACTAGCAGCGGGGGGAGAAAGCCCTCCTGGTAGTACTTACAACTGTGAATCCTGGAATGGTGCAAGCTGGACCGAAGTTGGAGATTTGCAAAATAATAGAAATGAATCATCGGGTTCTTGTCAAGGCTCCCCTGCGGCATTTATTTATGCGAGTGGTGGCCCTGCCAGTACCGATCCCACATCGTGCGAAGAATACAATGGAACGTCTTGGGCTGAAGTCTCAGATGTAAATTTTGGTTGTAGTTTAAATGGTGGTAATGGAACAGCATCAGACATGCTTAAGTATGGCGGCGTCTATTCAAGTCCACCAGTAGCGTATTATGTAACCAACCATAGTGAATCCTGGAATGGTGCTTCTTGGACAACAGTTGGAACTTTAAATCAAGGAAGACAAATGCAAGCAACACAAGGAGTAGGAACCGGTTCATTAGGAATGTCTATAATGGGTGCAACAAAACCAGCTAACCACTCAGTATTAACACACTGCGAAGAATATGATGGAGCACCTCTATTATT